GAACTTTTCCACAGGTGGAATGACCAATTTCCTGCCGCCAAGCAACGTAAACACCTCAAGGTTTTACCTCTTATAGCAGAATGCACACAGAAGACTTTTTCTGCTAAGGAGATTTTTGTAAAGGTTGAGGCTTTGCTTAAACGGCATGATCCTGATTGGGCTCCACGAATTATTTATCAATCTTCCGACTTGCACAACTGCATGTTGGGTCCTATTATGCAGATCTGTACACAGAGGATGTTTCGTCTTCTTAGATCTGATGACAGAGCTGAAGGCGTTGCCTACATGGGCGCTTACAAGGCACAACCAGATGAGCTTGTTGGTTTTATTACCAGGCATGCGACTACTGCTAGTGTCTTTGTTGAGAGCGACTTCAGTTCTAATGATATGACCCAACTCCGCGATGTGCATTTATTGGAGGTTAAGTGGCTTACTAGATTGGGTGCACCAACTTGGCTAACCGGCATGATGCTTCACGCCAACTCTTTCTCTGTTACTTCGAGAAAGTTTGGTTTGATGGCTCGTGTCGTCAATCAATTGCCAACTGGAGCTCAATCCACCACTTTTCGTAATTCAATGTGGAACATGACTATAAACTACGCGTTTTGTCGACGTCATAGATTTTTCGGTGATAGTTTGATTCTTGGGGATGATATGCTCATGCGTCTTGATAACCCATGGAAATGCTCGCGCAGATCCATACGCAGGGCGTACGAGTATACATGCAAACTGGCTGGCATGGTGGCGAAAGTTTCGACTTTTGGCCATCTCAGCGAGTGTTCTTTCCTCTCTAAGAATTTTCTTATGACCGATAGCGGTTATGTGATGGCACCAAAACTTGGCAAGGCAATCGCTAGGTTCAATGCCCGTGCTTCTGCAAATGAGGCGGTCTCCGACCGTTCTTATTTGTGTGGTAAGGCTTTGAGCTATGCTTACGAATTTCGGTTCGTTCCTGTCATTTCGAAGTGTTTTCTCACACGCTTTTCTCAATTGTACCAAACACAAGAACAAGTTTCCTTGGATGGGCTTGGTTGGAACGTAAAAGGTGCGTTTTTGGAGCTTGGGGTTGCTGGAATAATATCATCTTTGGATGATGTTACCCACTTTGCAACTAGAGCTGATATGACGCGCTTTTATCATTATAAGTACGGTCTGACTGCTTCCGATGTTTTGGACTTGCTCTTGGCTGTTTTGTTTGAGGAAGAAGATCTTACAGTCGACGCTGTTGGTAGGATTATCGAGGACTGGGTTTGACCGTGGCTTGTGGCTACGCTACCCGGCATTGGATGATTCGCTTCGCAG